GCTACCCAGTAATCAGCAAGGAGGTATCAAATATAGTCTGCGAAGCTAGAAAGGGTATGCTTACAGGGAAATATACATACCACATACAAAAACTGGAAGGGACACTATTAGATAAACAGGGCAATTCAAGTAGATACAACTGTCCTCAATGGAAATTTCTGTTAAGGGCACCGTTTAGAATTAGCGATAAATGCTGTCAAGAAATGAAAAAGAAGCCTTTTAAAAAATTAAAAAAGGCAGGAATTATAGGAACAATGACAGAAGAAAGTCGTTTAAGAAAAGAAAATTGGATAAGATTCGGGTGCAATGCATTTGAGGCAAAACACCCACTATCTAGTCCACTTTCGTTCTGGACTAATCAAGACATCCTTACTTACTTACTTACTTACAATCTTCCAATTTCGGACGTGTACGGTGATATTGTGATAGACGACAATCCGGAGATTGATGGGCAATTAAACATATGCGATATGTTAAGAGATTACAGAGGTTGTAAATTAAAAACAACGGGGTGTGATCGCACAGGCTGTATGTTTTGCCTTTACGGGGCACATTTGGAAAAAGGAGTAGGGAGACTAGAGAGGATGAAGATAACACATCCAAAACAGTATGATTTTGTAATGCGAGGAGGAAAATTTGACAGCGAAGGTATGTGGATACCAGCAAATGGAGGTCTTGGTTTCAAATTTGTTATTGATTGGTTGAACGAGAAAGGTAATTTAAATATTAGATATTAAGAGGAGTTATGGAAAATCTAAACATCGAAGATATAAATTTAGAATTAATGGAGATGGGGGCTAATGTTGGAAGTGGCACCTGCCCGGATTGTGAAACATTTTTACATATAATATTTAATCCGGAACGGGAAGAAATGGACCTGGAAAGATTTGAGGACTATCAGGAGAAGTAATGTAAGGAGAGAGGAGAATGCTAAAACCGACAGTAGCGGCAGCAGAATTTGAAAAATACGGTTTTAAGCGATGTAAAGGCAAACAGTACGAAGAATGCTATTATCTTTGCGTAGCGCATGGCTGTGTAATGCTATTTGTAAGTGACGTATGCTTTGATATTTTTAAGTGGGACGAAGCAGATCCGCGGATACATAAAGAGGCAAATTGTAGATACCGGGATAAGCGAGACTACTTAGACGTTATATATGATCTAATTAAAGCAGGGATGTTGGAAAGCGAGAGTGGTTGCAAATAAACGAGGATTTGAAGCGTTTGGCAGAATCAAGTTAAGAGATTTAGAAACAGGTGAAATTCACAGATGACAGGAAAGGGGGCAATTTGGTTGGAAAAGTCAGTCCTGATTGAGTATTGTGACATGCAAGTGGAGATAAAGGAATTGAAGAAACTCATAAAGGCAACAGAAGAGAAAATAGCGAAGATGGAGGAAAAAGAAAGAACGAGAGATGTAGTTTCCGGAGGTGCAGGGGGCACGCAGCATTTTAAAGTGGAAGGCTTTCCAATTCCGGAGTACACGAAAGTAAAAAGACTACTGATAAGCAGGAGAGAGCGACTAAAAATGAAAGAAGAGGAACTTCTCGAAATCACTAATCAAGCAGAAGAATATATAGAATCTATCAAGAGGAGTGAGATTCGCATCATGTTCCGAATGCGTTATATTGAAGGATTGACATGGAATCAGGTAGCTCATCAGATGAATGAAATGTTTTCGAGAACAAAAAGGATATATACAGAGGATGGCTGCCGAATGAAAGGAAACAGATTTTTCAAAGAGACAGAGGGGCACAAAGTGTCCCTCTAAAAATAGTTAACGGCATAATTCATCAAGGGTTACCTTAAGAACATCAGCTAATTTAATTGCAGTAGAAACCTTACATTCGCCTTTACGCTCTATGTCCTCAATGGTTCTTCTGGGAACATTACTAAGTTCAGATAATTCTCGAATGGAGAAATTATTTTTATTACGTATTTCTTTTAGTTTCATCAGCCCTACCTCCTGTTTTTGAGAAAAATAATAAAAAGAATGAGGAGCAGAATGAGAATAATCCAATCCGCGGCAAAAAAACGATGATATTTGCTATATGAATATATCAGCACACATATAGCAATAATGACAATGAAAAATTCTTTTATATATTTCATAATCTCTCACGATGTGATAAAATATAAATACCTCATAGACTGGACAAGGAAGAGAGGGGATTTCTCTCTTCCCCGATGGGTTTAGCGCTTTGTTTTGTCTATTATTGTGAGAACCAGACTAACAATGGTTAAACCCTTTATGAGGTTGTCTATAAATTTATCAAACATCTTTTACCCCCTTTCTTTTAATGTAATTATATTATACCACGTTTTAACGTGGAAATCAATAAAAATCCTAAAATAAATTAAAAAATGTTCGGTCACGTTCGCTTGAAGTATGCTAAATTGTAAAGTGAGATAAGAACAAAGCAATCGAGCTGTCAGAAATCCAATAGGATATTGCTCCAATGTTCATCTTTAAGTGAGATGTTTGCCTTAGGAAAAGCGCCTTGTATATGCAGGGCGCTTTTTCACATACAATTTTGTAATTTAACGACACAATGTACAGCGCCTACAAGTCCGTAGTTGTAGTTTATTTTTTATGTGACCTCCTTTCTGCAGGCAACAATCGGTTGTCTGATAAGGCGCTGACATACGTGTTTTAATTTTTTACCCGGAGGGGGTGGGTACATGAAAAAAATATCAATAAAAAATAAAAGGTACACGACTCGGCTCGCGCTAAATGATGGTACTAAGATTTTGATTCCAAAACCGTATATTTGGGGAACATTTGAAAAAGCACACGGTTGTTCTTTACGAAATGGTGTATGCATTGCCTTACAGTTTTTGAAAGTAAGACAGAAAAACGGAACAATTTGGAACCCGGAAGAAATTTATAACTGGGCAAAAAAGAATGTCCGTGGCTATACAGGCAGCAAACTGACGATTTACGGAACTATGAAAGTAATTAATAGTATTTGCCATTATCGGCACGCAACATGGCACCCGATCACTGGAAAAAATAATAGTGTTGTTGTTAAAAGGATTAAAGCAGCGCTTAATGATAATTGTATTGTTTTATTTGAACAGCGCAATCCTATTCATACAGTAGCATTTGTGGGTTATGACAAAAAAGGCCGGCTAGTTGTTGTTGATAATGGACGTGTGGTTAAAAGTAACATAAGAAATCAGGTAAGAAACAAAGCCTTAAGGGGCAATGCAAAAACGGCAGAACAGACAAATTGGTTCAAGACAGCAGTAAAAGCCGCCGGTTATGTAACAGTAAGAAAGAAATAGCATCGCTGCTTATGTGAATTTTAGATATAACGGAGTTAACTTTTGATGAGGAGTGAAAAAGAATGTTTAAAAATTGTGTGTTCAAAGTGAGCGTAGATACAAGAAAATGGGTGAAAGCCGCAGGTGTTAGAGCGATACGCACAACAGCGCAGACCGCGCTTGCACTGATTCCAGCCGGAGTGACAATTGGAGCGGTTGACTGGAAAGTGGTTTTAAGTACATCCATATTAGCTGGAGCGGTATCACTACTGACCAGTGTTGCAGGCATTCCGGAGGTGAAAGCATGACAAATGAAGTGATTGTGGGCTTACTTTCGTTAAGCGGTACGCTGTGCGGAACATTTGCCGGTATACTGACAAGCACAAAATTATCAAATTACCGCATTGAACAGCTGGAAAAGAAAGTAGAAAAACATAATTCTGTTATAGAACGGACTGCTATTCTGGAACGGGATTTAAAAAGCGTCTGGCGCAATATTGATGAAATAAAAGACGACATACGGGAGGAGGTAAATCATGAGTAAAAAATACTATCCGGACATTAGCCATTATGAGCCAGTGCGGAACTGGAATGAAGTGAAAGAAAAATGTCCTTTTTTAATTTCAAAGGCAACACAGGGAACGAATTATGTTGACAGCACACTTAAGAGTTTTATTAAAAACTGTGAAGACAGAAAGATTCCATATTGGCTGTATGCATACCTTGATAAAGGCAGTGAACTGGCACAGGCGAAGTTTTTAGTACGCACTTGCAAAAAGCTCGTAGGAAAATATTTTGTTGGATATGTTCTTGATGTGGAAGCAGGAAACAAAGCAGGAAACGTCCGGGATGCCTTGAAATATCTTGAAGGGTTAAAGCACAAAGTAATGCTCTACCACATGTATGCAGATTATGCCAGTTATAAAACCGTCGTAGCAGGGCGAGGTAAAAATACTGCCTGGTGGGAAGCACGTTATGGCAGAAATGATAGTGTATATAGTGCAAAATATCCGTGCCATAGAGGTGTAGAGTTGCATCAGTTTACGGATGCGGGCACATGTCCTGGCATAGGAAAAAGCTTAGATCTTAATCGAATTACCGGACAGGGAAAGAATGAAGAGTGGTTTATGACACCATCGGATATGAAGAGCAACACAGCTATCGCAAAGGAGGTAATAGCTGGTAAATGGAGCAACGGAATCGAAAGAAAGAGACGTCTGGAAGCTGCGGGTTATAACTATGCAGCGATTCAGAAGATTGTAAATAAACTTTTAGAATAGTTTGCAGGTGATTATGTGGCACAGAAAAGAAAACGAGGGAAACCACGTAAGTATGATGAATATGTGAAACCTTATCTGACACTAATTTCTGAATGGTGCAGGACCATGACGGAGCGTCAGATTGCTGAGAAGCTAGGTATTGCATACAGCAC